TTTAAACTTCTCTTTTGTAGAGGGAATCTCTAGTGTATAAACTGGAGTGTTTTGTACTGGTAAAGCCATTATTTGTCCTTTCGCATTTGTTCAATCATCTTACTCAATTCAGTAGTGCTACCAACAAACACACTATTGTTTGTGACATTGGTAACACCTTGGGGTGTACGTTCAGTATCTTTGCTTTCTAATTTTGCATGTTTAGTGTGTAAGTCTAGTAGTTGATGGTTTATATCAGCCACATGTTTCATCAGTCCTCCAACAACTTCAAAAGCTCTTGGATGTTCTGAAACCTTTGCTATTTCAAGCGCGTGGTTTACAGCATCTTGCCCTTGACGTAGTAATTCATATAGGTTGCCACGAGTCTTTTCATAGTCTGTTTGTATAAAATCATTTTTATAAGTTTCACTAGGTAGTATTTCTACTACTTCGGCCTCTATCTTTTGAGTAGGTGCCACATTAAATATTTCAGAGAGTTTATCTATCATGTTAAAAGACTTCCTAATCCAGTTTCTATACCTTGTGACTGAATTTGTGCAATTGCATTTGCAGCACTTATTTGATCGGCATACTGTTCGTTAAAAGATAATGCATTCTGTAAATATTCAGAAGGTACTGTAGTTGCCCAAACACTACCAGAATTTGCATAATCAAACGGTATCACACCGTTCAATGGTGTATTTTTATTCGTATTAAAGATGTTTTGAATGTTAGGATCACCACCTAAAGTATCATACATTTGAACACTGCTGTACTTATAATTAAACACTACTGCAAGTTTCATCACGTCTTTACTATTTTGATCTAATGCAATCGATTGAATATTTTTTGGATACGCTTCATAAAGAGTCATTTTATAAATGTTCTTGTCATTAGTATCTAATACTGTAACGTCAATGTCAGTTGTATAATTGTCGTAGTAATTTATTGTTCTTGATATTGGATTAATAACACAATTAATCCATGTATCGAAAAAATGTTTCACAGTCATTGCTTGATCTACATAAAAATTTAAAGTGACTGGATCAAAATTTCTGTCATATGGAATTTCACGTTGCTCACCAAAGGTTCTGGTTGGTTGAGTAGCTATATTAATTCCAGGAATAGATGTGCTTTCACAAAACAAATGAATTATTTGAAGGTTGAACATATCTTTCTGAATAAGATCTGGCAATCGAAAATCAACTAAGAATCTATTGTTCTTAGCTAGTGCACGACTTTTAACTTCTTCTTTAAATCTTTGTAACGACATTATTGACCCCAAACGTTATTTTTTCTAGTTTTAGCAAAGCTTTCTACTGGCAACATCAACGTTGTAGTCCAATCTGTAGGAGCTACCATTTTCAATGGACTTTGTAGATGAGTCCCTAAATATCTTTTTACGCACTTCGCGGCAAGTTCATGTCTAGCAAGACCTTTGATTGCTCCCCATGAATATCTAAGTCTGGTTTTCTCATCAATAGCTTTTGTATTTTTAAATTTAAGAAGACCGTCAAACAATACTATCCTAAGTTGATAAGGAAGATAGTGCATGTTTAAACCAATGAATCCATCTTCAGTTTTCTCAAATGGAAATACTAAAGGAAATCTATCATAGTGCGGCAACTCTTCTTTGTATTTTGGTTCATAAAAGAACATGTACATATTGCCTGGAATAATCTGAGTTACTCTATCTCCATGTGTCTTATGGAATAGATTAGTGTTAATGCGTTCACGCGACAAAAGAGTAGCCTGTTGCTGAAACCAACCTTTAGACTTAGACACAATTGATGGATCGTATCTGTATTTTTCGTAAATGTCTTTAGTACTCATATTCCTAATTCGTGTTCGGTTAGAATGATAAACTCCATGTCGCGGTCTTTCGCGTATCTAGTAGCTGCCTTCCACTTAGCCTCATTAACTCCCCACGTCTGTACTTCTTTAAGAAATCTAGGAGTTCTTCTAGAAGGAGCAATAGGAGGTTTTGTTTGAATAGCTGGTTTAATTTCTACCAGATACTCTTTTGTGTTTCCATTTATATCTTTTATTTTTACTCTAAAGTCTATAAAGTATCTATGTGGTCTATTATCTATAGGAGAGATGTATGGCACAATTGTTTCTTCAGAATGCCATTTTATAACCGCAGCATTGTTATCGCACCATATAGCAAATTTGGTTTCCCAGCTAGATCTCATCACTATGCTTGTTGGATCTCCCGAGTATTTTTGAGGATTCTTAGGAACAAATTTTCGTTTGTGGTACATAGATATAAATAAAGGATAGAGCTCTTAACTATTTATAGGACTTCCAATGGCCCAAACAACAACAGTACCAGTACCGCCAACTGGTGTGCCAAAATCAGATTATGTTAAAAAGAAATACCAGAAAGATAAGTATTCTGTACAGGGATATGAGTACCCGAATGATTTAATGGGCAGAAACAATGAATATGGCGGAAATTATGCTATATTCTATATCAATGTGGCTGAAGATTCTAAGATGATTACAAATAAGCAGGTTGCTACGCTATCTGCTGCAGATCAAACTATTGCTGACAAACAAAGAGTTAAGAAAGCTATTACTGGACTTGATATAGATAAAATCGACGCAGTTGTAGGTGGAGCGGTTGCTGGCGGAGTAATTGGTAAAGTAGCGGGGTCTTTTCTTGGTTTTGGTGGAGCTACTAAAGGAGCTGTTGTTGGCGCCGGCGCCGGTGGAGTATTGGCAACTCAAACATCCAATTTCACACGTAGTCAAAAGAGACTTCAAACGGCAATTGCACTTCATATTCCAAATGACTTGTCTATTAGATATGGAGTAGGATGGGGAGAAGACGAAATGTTTGCGGCAGCCGCTGCTATGTCAGGTGCACAAGAATTAGCGTCAGCAAATGTTGGTAATGTTACTAGTACAGGTGCCGCTGCTATTCTAAGAACTGCGCCAGGCGGATCATTCTTAGGTGTTGCTGCTGGACTAGCTCCCAATCCAAAGAAAGAACAGGTATTTAATGGAGTTGATTTTAGAGCTTTCAATTTCAATTATAGATTTGCTCCAAGATCTTCTGATGAAGCTAAGAATGTGATAAACATAATTAATACGTTTAAGTATCATATGCATCCAGAGTATAAAGATACTACTGGTTTCTTATTTTTGTATCCTTCAGAGTTTGATATTGTATATTATCACGGTGCTGAAGAAAACTTGAACATTCATCGTCATACTTCTTGTGTATTAACAGACCTGACCGTAAATTATTCTCCCAACGGAGTGTTTAACACATTCTCGGATGGTATGCCTACAGAAATTGCTGTTCAAATGAATTTTAAAGAGCTTACTATTCTTACAAAAGAACTTATTCAGGATGGTCTATAATGTATTTTGCAAACTTTCCAACTATTGTCTATGATTTCAACATCAATGGCAAAACTGAATATAAAATCATAACTGACGTAACACGAAATGTTAGATTTAGAAAAAAAATTCTAGAGAACATTGCTCTTTACGATGAATACGATATTCAAGAAGGAGAAACTCCTGAAATTATTTCTGAAAAGATTTATGGTACTCCATTCTATCATTGGGTAATTATGCTAGTAAATCAGCGTTATGACTATATGAATGATTTTCCTATCACTCAGCGAGAATTAGATGCTTTAGCTGAGGAGAAATATGGTGACACTAAAGATCACGCTAAATACTATCTCTATAAAGATCCAATCAGTGGATTAAGTGTACAAAAAGAATGCCCTATTACGCTTGTTCTAAAAGAGTCCAACGCTTTAGGTAGTAGCATTGGTGCTATCAATGTTGGTGATGTAATTACAGTAAAAGATTTTGGATACAAAGCTCGGGTAGATCAGATTTTAGTTCCATCCAACGGAACTAACATCACTATTATATCTTCTCTTAGAACTGGCCAATTCATAACCGGTGCAGATACAATTCTGTTCGAAGATTCTACCGCGGATCTAGTATCTTTTTCAGTGCCTGCACAGTACTCTACTGTTTCTAATTACCAATATGAAGACATTGTAAACGAATCAAAGCGAAGAATAAAAATTGTCAATGCAACTTACATTGATCAGATATTAAAAGAGTTTGAAGATCTTCTATGAACAGTAATATAAAAGAAGCAATTAAATTTGCTGGAGATGTTTCTTTAAGAAAAATTGAAATTGTTGGATCCAACAATTTCGCGGTTGACATCTCTAAACAAATTGCTCAAATAAATGTCTATGAAGACTTGTTTTCTCCGTTTATTACGATGTCTATCGTAGTTCGAGAATCAGTTGACTTTGTTTCAGCGCTTCCACTTAGAGGTGAAGAGTATATTAATGTAGAGATTGCTACACCTTCATTTACAGAACAAGAGCAAATTATTAAAGGCAGGTTTTATGTTTACAAGTTAAGCGATAGAACTGAAGTAAGTAAAAAATCTATTGTATATGTTCTTCATTGCATTTCATATGAAGCTATTACTGACATGAACATAAAGTCTAGTAAAGCATATAGAGGAAAACCATCTGAAATCGCAGCTGAACTTATAGCACAATTTGCAAGTACAAAAAAGACTAATATTGAAGAAGCATCTAATAGTGTAAAGTATATAAGCAACTATTGGTCACCCGTAAAGAATTTAAACTATGTTGCAAGTTTAGCTATAAACTCTAATAAGTCTCCTACATATTTGTTTTTTGAAAATAGATATGGATTTAATTTCTTATCTCTTGAAAGCCTTTACGATTCAGATTTAGCACAGTCGTTTGTAAAAGATGATTATTCTCGCGATGTTGATGGTAGAGGTAGATCATTTAAAAATATAGATGAAGACTATAAACGTATTCTAGATATTAAAATAAAAAGTGTATATGACTCTATGGAAAATATTCCAAATGGAACATATGCTTCTAGAATGATTTCATTCGATTTTCTTAAGAAAAAATATAACGTTAAAGACTACAACGTCTTAGATAAATACACAACTCAAAAACATCTGAATAAAAATTCTCTGATATCAGAATATAAGCCAGCATCTCCCGTAAATGCCATATATAATCAAACTAAGCACTTTGCTATGTTTGATGGATTTACCGACACTAGTGCTAGCAGATATCTTCAAGAAAGAACTTCTTTGATTCAATTACTACAGTCTAATGTAGTTGAAATAACAGTGCTTGGCAGAACAGACTATACTGTAGGACAAAAAGTATATTTAAAAATTCCTAAAGCAACTCCTCTTGCCGAGAAAGATAGCACTGACGATGCCATAGATCCTACATACACTGGATATTATATCATCACAGCCATGAACCATAATATTGATCGTGAAAAACACGAAATCACAATGGAATTGTCTAAAGATTCTTACATAGGAAAATAAATGCTATATGTTGGCGTAGTTGAAAATAGATATGATCCAATGAAACTTGGCCGATGTCAAGTGCGTGTCGTTGGATTGCATACACACAATAGAAATGAATTGCCTACTGCAGATTTGCCGTGGGCAATGGCGATGCAGCCCGTCACGTCAGCTGCATTAAGCGGAATTGGTACTACACCAGTTGGACCTGTTGAAGGTACATGGGTTATTGTCATGTTCAATGACGAATCTAATCAAATTCCAATTATGCTTGGAACATTTGGTGGTATACCTCAGCGTGACTTTGCAGATATCACATCGTCAAACGATACACTAACATTAAAACTTGACGGCCTTGAAACTAAGACAAACCAACAGTCTGGAGTTTTAGTAGACAGCTCAGGAGAACCTGTAGTAGATGGTAGTGGTCAGCCTGTAGCAGCTGGAGATGTAGTACAGTCTATTGAATCTAATATACTAAAAAGAGCAGCTGACTTTAATGTATCTAAAGGTGCTATTGACGTCATTAAACAATACGAAGGCCTTCGTTTAACTGCATATCAAGATTCTGTTGGCATATGGACTATTGGATATGGAACAACAATGATTAATGGACGTCCAGTTGTTCAAGGTATGACAATTGGAAAAGAAGACGCTGAATTATATCTGCAAAGTCACGTAGATGAAGTAGTAAAACCAACTC